GCTGCTGCTGACAATGGTAATACGTTNACGGGCAATATGCAGTTCACTGCATACCGGTCCGACCCCGTACTGCTCACGCAGCTTATCCAGCAGTGGCATATTTTTTCCAGAGGCGGTCGAACTCCGCCTTCGCAAAATAAGCGGAAGCCTGGCGAAGGATATCGTTACTGCGGCGCAGTTCACGATTTTCACGTTCCAGCTCTTTCAGACGCTGACGTTCAGCGGTGGTGAGCCCACCATCACCGCTCCCGGTATCCCTCTCATGCTGGCGAACCCAGACACGCAGAGTCTCTGGCGTACAGCCAATCTTTGGAGCAATGGAACAAATTGCCGCCCATTGTGAGTCATATTCGCCCTGACTTTCCAGAACCATACGAACTGCGCGTTGACGGACTTCGGGGGAAAAACGAGTATTTTTAGTCATCCTGTTTACCTCTTTCTCAGGAAGTTTAGTCTCCAGGATTTCCGGGGCGGTTCACGCATACCTTTCAACTAACTATTCACTATTGGAAATCTTAAGAAATGGAAAGAACAAGTTACAGCAAACTATCACAGCGCGACGTTGATCGCGCAGAAACAGATTTACTCATCAACCTGTCAACGCTTACACAGCGCGGTCTGGCAAAGATGATTGGCTGTCATGAATCGAAGATAAGCAGAACGGACTGGAGATTTATTGCTTCGGTCTTGTGTGCTTTCGGAATGGCATCAGACATCAGTCCGATTAGCAGGGCTTTTAAGTATGCGCTTGATGAAATCACAAAGAAAAAATCCCCGGCCGCCACCGAGGATTTTAAGCAAATTGATATGCAATTCTGAGGGAATTACTGGATCAATCCACAGGAGTCATTATGACAAAACGTCGTAAGAAATACCAGGAAAAAGAAGAGATTCGACACCCTGATTCACCTGAGGGATTAGTGGTAGCCGCAGCAAATAACAGGGCGTTCGCAGAGCGCCTTGTTGGTGTTTACAGACTAGCCAAAGCAGGAGTGAAACATGGGCGTCGTTAAGTTAGCTGATTACAGGCCTCAACTTGAGGTCGTGGAGCATCGCGTGGCAGATACCGAAGATGGTTTCATGCGCGTTGCTAACGAGATTACCGACAGTCTGCTGATGGCTGATTTAACCGTCCGGCAGTTGAAGGTGATGCTCGCTATCATGCGCAAGACATACGGATTCAATAAGCCGATGGATCGACTCACAAACACGCAGATAGCAGCCATGACAGGTATTCATCACACTCATGTTTGCGCTGCCAAGCGCCAGCTTATCGAGCGTAAATTCCTCATTGCTGATGGCGTGAAAATCGGAGTGAACAAGGTGGTTTCTCAGTGGATTAGCCAGGGCAGCTTAACATTAGCTAAAACAGCTAATAAAACATTAGCCAAGTCGGCTAATGGGTATAAGCCAAGTCAGCTAAACACAAAAGACAATATACAAAAGACAATAAATACAAATACCCCCTTACCCCCTAACGGGGGCGGCGATGGGCAGGTTAAACCTGAACGTCGCAAGGCAGAACGAATCGACTACGAATCCTTCCTCAACGCCTACAACACCGAAGTCGGTGACAGGCTTCCACACGCTGTTGCGGTCAACGAGAAACGCAAACGCCGCCTGAAGAAAATCATCCCGCAACTGAAAACGCCAAACGTGGACGGTTTCAGAGCGTATGTCAGGGCGTTTGTGCATCAGGCCAAGCCGTTTTACTTCGGAGACAACGACACGGGCTGGACGGCAGATTTTGATTACCTGCTGAGGGAAGATTCGTTAACGGGAGTACGGGAAGGGAAGTTTGCAGACAGGGGGATTGCATGAAACAGGATATCGAAGCGAGCGTTATCGGTGGCTTGCTGATTGGTGGATTAACACCAACTGCCAGTGACGTTCTGGCAACGCTGGAGCCGGAAGCGTTTTCAATTCCGCTCTACCGGAAAGCCTTCGAGGTTATCCGCAAGCAGGCGAGAAACAGAAACCTAATCGACGCGCTGATGGTTGCCGAGGCGTGCGGAGAGGAGCATTTCACGTCAATCCTGATGACCAGCAAAAACTGCCCGAGTGCCGCAAACCTGAAGGGATATGCCGGAATGGTCGCGGATAACTATCACCGCCGTCTGGTGCTGGAAATCATGGATGAAATGCGTGAACCAATTCAGAGCGGAACCATCGACGCATCGAGTCAGGCGATGGATGAACTTGTAAAGCGTCTTTCAGCCATCAGAAAGCCACGTGACGAGGTTAAACCTGTACGGTTAGGGGAAATCATCACCGACTACACTGACACGCTTGACAGGCGTCTGAGGAACGGAGAAGAGTCCGATACCCTGAAGACCGGAATCGAAGAACTTGATGCCATCACCGGAGGGATGAACGCGGAAGACCTTGTGATAATCGCTGCTCGTCCTGGTATGGGGAAAACCGAACTGGCGCTGAAGATTGCCGAAGGCGTTGCAAGCCGCGTTATTCCTGGTTCTGACGTCCGGCGCGGAGTGTTGATTTTCTCGATGGAAATGAGCGCATTGCAGATTGCAGAGCGAAGCATTGCCAACGCCGGGAGGATGCCGGTTAGCGTGCTGCGAAATCCTGCTTCGATGGATGACGAAGGCTGGGCGCGCGTTGCTAACGGCATGAGTCAGCTTGCAGATTTGGATGTATGGGTAGTCGATGCCTCGCGGTTATCGGTCGAAGAAATACGCTCAATCGCAGAACGGCACAAACAGGAAAATCCAAACCTGTCACTCATCATGGTGGATTATCTTGGCCTGATTGAGAAGCCGAAAGCAGACCGCAACGACCTCGCAATTGCTCACATCTCCGGAAGCCTGAAGGCGATGGCGAAAGACCTGAAAACGCCAGTTATCTCCCTAAGTCAGCTTTCACGCGATGTTGAGAAGCGACCAAACAAACGCCCGACAAACGCAGATTTGCGTGATTCAGGAAGCATTGAACAGGACGCAGACTCAATCATCATGCTCTATCGGGAAGCGGTATATGACGAGAACAGTAGCGCCGCGCCATTTGCTGAAATCATCGTGACGAAAAACCGTTTTGGCTCACTTGGTACGGTTTACCAGCGGTTCTGCAACGGACACTTTGTTGCATGTGACCAGGATGAAGCCAGACAGATTTGCACAGCATCAAATGCACCTGCTGCGCGTGGCAGACGATATGCACAAGGGGCTGACGTATGACCATCTACATCACTGAGCTTGTAACAGGCCTGCTGGTAATCGCAGGCCTTTTTATTTGGGGGAGAGTAAATCGTGGTTGAGTTTATGCTCGTCGCACTCAAATGCGTTGGCGTTGGATGGATTCTTCTGACGTTTTTTATTGTTCTGCATAGCTACATTCGTCTTGTGAATGACGGTAAAGACCCATGGTATACGTTGTTTGGCGCTGCATTTGTCTGGGTGATTATCGGTGTTATGCCTGTCGCTGTAGCAAAAATGGCGTGGCGTTTTGTGAGTTGAACTGAGGGTAAGTATCGATGGACGAATCAAGAAAGCAGTTTGAGGAATACGTTGCCAAAAAATTGAGATTACCATTCGAGATGATAACCGAGGCAAGAAATGGTGATAGGTACTTTGCATTTTCAAGCATGGATATTCGTCACTCCTTAAATGAGTGGTGGGCTTTATGGCAGGCATCGCGAGCAGCTATTGAAATAACCGCGCCAAAGTTTATCGACAGCAGAGAAGCATTAGCCAAAGGGTTTACTGTTGATTATTCCAATGGCTTCGGTGATGCAATGGATGCTTATGAGGAAAACATCCGCGCTGCTGGAGTCAAAGTGAAGGAGTGAGTATGAGCGCATACGAAGAAATCATGTTAGCCCTGCGATTCTTTTTCGGTGTGGAAGAAGATGAAAACGTAAATGAGATTATCGGGCAAGACCATGACCCGATAGGGACTATTGCAGCTGCACTTGACGATTACAGGAGCGTAAATGGTGAGGAAACTAACGTTTGAACTAAGAAGCCCCATCCATCAGCAGAACGCCATTCAAGCCATCCAGCAAATTCTTACAGACCCAACCAAACCAATCGTAGTAACCATTCAGGAACGCAACCGCAGCTTAGACCAGAATCGAAAGCTTTGGGCTTGCCTTGGTGACGTCTCTCGTCAGGTTGAATGGCATGGTCGCTGGCTGGATGCAGAAAGCTGGAAGTGTGTGTTTACCGCAGCATTAAAGCAGCAGGATGTTGTTCCTAACCTTGCCGGGAATGGCTTTGTGGTAATAGGCCAGTCAACCAGCAGGATGCGTGTAAGCGAATTTGCGGAGCTATTAGAGCTTATACAGGCATTCGGTACAGAGCGTGGCGTTAAGTGGTCAGACGAAGCGCGACTGGCTCTGGAGTGGAAAGCGCGATGGGGAGACAGGGCGGCATGAGACGACAGCGACGAAGTATCACCGACATCATCTGCGAAAACTGCAAATACCTTCCAACGAAGCGCTCCAGAAATAAACGCAAGTCAATCCCAAAAGAATCTGACGTAAAAACCTTCAACTACACGGCTCACCTGTGGGATATCCGGTGGCTAAGAAATCGTGCGAGGAATACAAGGTGATTGACCCAAATCGAAGTTACGAACAAGAAAGCGTCGAGCGGGCTTTAACGTGCGCTAACTGCGGTCAGAAGCTGCATGTGCTGGAAGTTCACGTGTGTGAGCACTGCTGTGCAGAACTGATGAGCGATCCGAATAGCTCAATGTACGAGGAAGAAGACGATGAATGAGTTAATAAATGGCAATGCCATCAAAATGACAAGCATTGAAATCGCTGAGTTGGTGGGTAAGCGTCATGACAATGTGAAACGTACCATCGAAACGCTGGCTAAAAATGGTGTTATCCGGCTTCCTCAAATTGAGGTTTCCGAAAGAATCAATAACTTAGGATTCAATGTTCAGTACGAGCATTACGTATTCGAAGGCGAACAAGGTAAGCGAGATAGTATTGTTGTTGTAGCCCAGTTGTCGCCGGAATTCACCGCTCGTCTTGTTGACCGTTGGCGAGAGCTTGAAGAAGCTGCGGTTAATATCCCCAAAACGCTACCAGAAGCGTTGCGCCTTGCTGCTGATCTTGCTGAGCAGAAAATGCAACTGGAAAACCAGCTCGCAATTGCCGCACCTAAAGTTGAGTTTGCCGATCGCGTTGGCGAGGCCAGTGGAATTTTGATTGGAAACTTTGCAAAGGTTGTTGGAATTGGTCCAAACAAACTGTTTGCGTGGATGCGCGATCACAAAATCCTTATTGCTTCAGGTTCCCGGCGCAATGTGCCAATGCAGGAATATATGGAGCGCGGCTATTTCACAGTGAAAGAAACAGCGGTCAACACAAATCACGGAATACAGATATCGTTCACCACAAAAATCACCGGGCGTGGTCAACAGTGGCTGACCAGAAAGCTGCTCGATAACGGAATGCTGAAAGTAACAGGGGAGGCTGCTTAATGGCCAATCTACGCAAAGAAGCACGCGGCAGAGAATGTCAGGTACGTATTTACGGCGTATGCAATGGCAATCCTGAAACTACAGTTCTGGCACATTACCGGATGGCTGGAATTTGCGGAACGGGAATGAAACCTGACGACCTGATTGGCGCATGGGCTTGTAGCGCGTGTCACGATGAAATCGACCGACGCACCCATAATCTCGACAACAAAGACGCCAGACTTTATCACCTCGAAGGCGTGATCAGGACGCAGGCGATCCTGCTGAAGGAGGGGAAGATTAAGCCATGAACGAATATCAGTTTGTGCTTCCTTACCCGCCGTCGGTGAACACCTACTGGCGAAGACGGGGAAGCCAATACTACATCAGCGATAAAGGCCAGAAATACCGAAAAGACGTTCAGCAAATCATCCGCCAACTCAAGTTAGACATTTTCACCAAATCAAGACTCCGCATCAAAGTCATCGCAGACGTTCCAGACTCCCGCCGCCGCGACCTAGATAACATCCTGAAGGGTTTACTCGACTCCCTTATCCATGCCGGATTTGCGGAAGACGACGAGCAATTCGATGACATTCGCGTAATTCGTGGTGTGAAAGTACCAGGCGGACGGCTTGGAATAAAAATCACCGAACTGGAGAACGTATGAACGCCACAATTCAAACGATACCAGAGCTTCTTATCCAGACACGAGGCAATCAGACCGAAGTGGCGAGGATGCTTTCCTGTGCAAGAGGAACAGTGCTCAAGTACAACCGAGACAGAAAAGGCGAGCGTCACGTAATAGTTAACGGCGTCCTGATGGTCAAACAGGGCAAGAGGGGAAGACGATGAGCATAAGAGAACTAAACCTCACCAAAGAACAGCACGATTGGCTGAATGGCTGGCTTGAACTGTGGGGCGCATGGGTTTATTCAGGCCGCCTGGAAAAGCGCATGAGCAGCGTAATAGCGAAGTTCATGGAGAGCGTAGAGCCGGGAAGAGTTATGACAAGGCCAATGTGTAATGATGATGATGGAATGTTGATTTCTCAGGTCGTCGATTCCGTCATGTACATTGACAAGAAAGCCTTTGGCATCCTCCTCAGCTACTACGCTCATGGTTCATCTAAGCGAGCAATTGCATCCTACTATCACGCGACTGCAAAGCCACGCAAGATGTGTGGGCGTGGTGGTGAGGGATGGAGAAAACCTTCACTGGCAACCTGTAGAAATGAAATTGACGACATCCTGAAAGCGTCGTTATTTGTTTTGTACCAACCAATGCAAAATGCTTTCAAAATGCGTAAACGTGTTGAGAAAGTTAAGCATGTTGCTGTTAAAAGCCTTGACATGCAATTAGCCATTTAGCCATAATTAGAGGGTAAGCTGCCGTTAGTGACTCTTAAGTTGCAACGGTGGCTTTTTTGTTTGCACAACAGGTAAGAGCATTGAACCCGCAGACCTCGCGGAATTGGTGAAAGGTGCCGCGCAGTACTCTTATCGTTGTGGTGAATACGCAGGCTGATGCGTTAATCAGGTGAACGAGACACCCGCCGGTCCGTGATATGGCACACCGTGCCGGTCATATCTGCCGCGGTTAGGTTTACGAGGATTTCGTAAAGCTGGTCTAGGGTTAAGCCGTGAAAGCGGAGGAAGTAAAACGAGGCGTCGGTACACGCCTATCGTCATTAAGTCGGAGTTCAGCACCGACCGCCACAACCCAAACTGAGCCGTAGCCACTGGCTGTCCTGAATTCATCAGTGATAGTTATGCTGCGGCCTTCTACACATGACCTTCGTGAAAGCGGGTGGCAGGAGGTTGCGCTAACAACCTCATGCCGTTTTGCCCGTGCATATCGGTCACGAACAAATCTGATTACTAAACACAGTAGCCTGGATTTGTTCTATCAGTAATCGACCTTATTCCTAATTAAATAGAGCAAATCCCCTTATTGGGGGTAAGACATGAAGATGCCAGAAAAACATGACCTGTTAGCCGCCATTCTCGCGGCAAAGGAACAAGGCATCGGGGCAATCCTTGCGTTTGCAATGGCGTACCTTCGCGGCAGATATAATGGCGGTGCGTTTACAAAAACAGTAATCGACGCAACGATGTGCGCCATTATCGCCTGGTTCATTCGTGACCTTCTCGACTTCGCCGGACTAAGTAGCAATCTCGCTTATATAACGAGCGTGTTCATCGGCTACATCGGTACTGACTCGATAGGTTCGCTTATCAAACGCTTCGCTGCTAAAAAAGCCGGAGTAGAAGATGGTGGAAATCAATAATCAACGTAAGGCGTTCCTCGATATGCTGGCGTGGTCAGAGGGAACTGATAACGGACGACAGAAAACCAGAAATCATGGTTATGACGTCATTGTAGGCGGAGAGCTATTCACTGATTACTCAGATCACCCTCGCAAACTTGTCACGCTAAACCCAAAACTCAAATCAACAGCCGCCGGACGTTACCAGCTTCTTTCCCGTTGGTGGGATGCCTACCGCAAGCAGCTTGGCCTGAAAGACTTCTCTCCGAAAAGCCAGGACGCTGTGGCACTGCAACAGATTAAAGAGCGTGGCGCTTTACCGATGATTGACCGCGGTGATATTCGTCAGGCAATCGACCGTTGCAGTAATATCTGGGCTTCACTGCCTGGCGCTGGTTATGGTCAGTTCGAGCATAAGGCTGACAGCCTGATTGCAAAATTCAAAGAAGCAGGCGGAACGGTCAGAGAGATTGAGGTATGAGCAGAGTAACCGCGATTATCTCCGCTCTGGTTATCTGCATCATCGTCTGCCTGTCATGGGCTGTTAATCATTACCGTGATAACGCAATCGCCTACAAAGAGCAGCGCGATAAAGCCACGTACATCATCGCTGACATGCAGAAGCGTCAACGTGATGTAGCAGAACTCGACGCCAGATACACAAAGGAGCTTGCTGATGCTAACGCGACTATCGAAAGTCTCCGTGCTGATGTTTCTGCTGGTCGTAAGCGCCTGCAAGTCGCCGCCACCTGTGCAAAGTCAACGACCGGAGCCAGCAGCATGGGCGATGGAGAAAGCCCAAGACTTACAGCAGATGCTGAACTCAATTATTACCGTCTCCGAAGTGGAATCGACAGGATAACCGCGCAGGTTAACTACCTGCAGGAGTACATCAGGACGCAATGCCTGAAATGATCGGGCGATGAAAAACAAAAAAACAGGAGCAATACATGACTAAGCTTTATCACCGCATCTCAACTTTTCTCTCTGGTTGCTGGGCGTTTATCACGTCTATTTCGATCGCCATCTTTAGTTTCGGTAGCACAGCGTGCTCGCTTAGTCGGGGTCTGTGGCGTGCTATTTCAGCACTAGCGCCGAAATTTTTACCTGAAAAGGCTGTTTGGCGAATTGTAGAGCGAATGTGTAGTGAGAGCGTTCGCGAGAAGATTAACGTATTTGGACGTCATCCTCGAAATACAGGCGCATTGTGCAGTCCGTTACTGTAGTCATTACAAAGCTCATCTACGGGTGGGCTTGATAATGAAACCGGAATTTATTCTGGGCAACCAGTTACGGCAGTACAGCGAAACAACCCAAGCCAGTAAGTGGGGAAATAACACTGGCAGCCACTGAAAGATGAACCTCCTGCCTTATGGCAAAAAAGATTCTTTGTGGTGGCGGACTGATGGAAAGACATCGGTTATTGCAGAGACCATTCAATGAGTGGTCTCGACAATAGCTTATACCCTACACGGGATAACTTAACTGATATCCCTTTTAACGGATAAACGGAGCCAACAATGGCAGAGATTATTCCCATGACTGAAGAACAGAAATTCCAGTTAGAGATTTACAAACTGGTCATGAACCAGAACGCAGCCGCAGAGGAAGCATTTCAGTTCATTGGCACTGACGAACTGAAGCTTGAGCTATTCAAAATTCACTTCCAGTCAGGTGGCGCTAATTCAGATATCACGACCAGAACTATCGAAGCGGTGCGTAAATCGAAGGAAGCGTTAGACCTGTTCACTACCGGAGCATGATGCTCAACCTGAAATAACAACTAAGTGAGATGAATATGGCAGCACCAAAGGGCAACCGATTTTGGGAGGCCCGCAGTAGTCATGGGCGAAATCCTAAATTCGAATCGCCTGAGGCGCTGTGGGCTGCTTGTTGTGAATACTTCGAGTGGGTGGAAGCTAACCCGCTATGGGAGATGAAGGCGTTCTCGTATCAGGGTGAAGTGATACAAGAGCCTATCGCCAAGATGCGAGCGATGACCATTACCGGCCTCACTCTGTTCATTGATGTGACGCTTGAAACATGGCGCACATATCGCCTGAGAGAAGATTTATCTGAAGTCGTTACGCGAGCAGAGCAGGTCATCTACGATCAGAAATTCTCTGGCGCAGCCGCTGACCTTCTCAACGCTAACATCATCGCCCGTGATTTGGGCCTCAAAGAGCAGTCGCAAGTTGAAGACGTGACACCTGATAAGGGAGATCGCGATAAGCGACGCTCTCGTATCAAGGAGCTATTCAACCGTGGAACTGGACGCGATTCTTGATAACCTGAGCGACGAAGAGCAAATCGAGTTGCTCGAGCTACTCGAAGAAGAAGAGAACTACCGGAACACACACCTGCTATATGAATTTACGCCATACAGCAAACAGCGTGAGTTCATCGACGCCGGACATGACTATCCAGAGCGATGTTTTATGGCTGGTAACCAGCTTGGTAAGTCATTTACTGGTGCTGCTGAAGTCGCGTTTCACCTTACTGGGCGTTATCCGGGAACAAAAGGCTATCCGGCTGATGGTAAATATGGCGGGGAGTGGAAAGGTAAGCGTTTCTATGAGCCTGTTGTCTTCTGGATTGGTGGCGAGACAAACGAGACTGTAACCAAAACGACTCAACGCATCCTGTGCGGTCGTATCGAAGAGAATGGTGAACCTGGCTACGGTTCCATACCGAAAGAAGACATCATTAGCTGGAAGAAGTCTCCTTTCTTTCCGAACCTTGTTGATCACCTTCTGGTTAAGCATCACACGGCTGATGGCGTTGAAGATGGCATTTCAATCTGTTACTTCAAACCATACTCGCAAGGCCGTGCTCGATGGCAGGGTGACACAATCCACGGTGTGTGGTTTGACGAAGAGCCACCATACAGCATTTATGGCGAAGGGCTTACCCGTACCAACAAATACGGGCAATTCTCAATTCTGACGTTTACCCCGCTGATGGGGATGTCTGACGTTGTTACCAAGTTCCTGAAGAATCCCAGCAAGTCTCAGAAAGTGGTCAACATGACCATCTATGACGCTGAGCACTACACCGACGAGCAGAAAGAGCAAATCATCGCATCCTATCCTGAGCATGAGAGAGAGGCGCGTGCTCGCGGTATTCCTACGATGGGTAGCGGGCGAATATTCCAGATACCGGAAGAGACGATTAAGTGTCAGCCGTTCGAGTGTCCTGATCACTTCTACGTAATTGGCGGGATGGATTTCGGATGGGATCACCCGCAGGCGCATGTTCAGCTTTGGTGGGATAAAGACGCAGACACAATCTACGTTTCACGCGTGTGGAAGGCGAAAGAAAAAACAGCCGTTCAGGCGTGGGGAGCCGTTAAATCATGGGCGCATAAAGTGCCAACCGCATGGCCTCATGACGGAAACCAGCATGAGAAGGGCGGCGGTGAGCAGCTCAAAGGGCAGTATGCAGACGCTGGATTTATGATGTTACAGGAGCATGCGACATGGCCTGATGGCGGTAATGCTGTTGAGCCTGGCATCACTGAATTGCGCGACATGATGCTCGATGGTCGCTTCAAAGTATTCAACACCTGTGAGCCATTCTTTGAGGAGTTCCGCCTCTATCACCGTGATGAAAACGGGAAAATCGTCAAGCTTAACGACGACGTTCTCTCAGCCGTTCGCTATGCATACATGATGCGCCGCTTTGCCAAAATGATGCGCGACATCAAAAAACCAAAAGAGAAAAAGATACCAGCCCCAATCAGGCCCATCGCACGGAGAACTTAAATGGCCGACGAAAACAGACTCAATTCCATTCTGTGTAAGTTTGACGCGGACTGGATGGCGAGCGATGAAGCCAGAACCGAGGCGACAAATGACCTGTATTTTAGCCGAGTGTCGCAATGGGATGACTGGCTATCAAACTACACCACCCTGCAATATCGCGGACAATTCGATGTTGTCCGCCCGGTTGTCAGGAAACTGGTCGCAGAGATGCGCCGTAACCCTATCGACGTTCTCTTCAGACCAAAAGACGGCGCTAATCCTGATGCTGCCGATGTGTTGATGGGAATGTATCGTACTGATATGCGCCATAACACGGCAAAAATTGCCGTTAACGTTGGCGTTCGTGAGCAGATAGAGTCCGGCGTTGGTGCATGGCGTCTGGTCACACAGTACGAAGACAACGACCCAACAAGCAACAATCAGGTAATCCGACGCCTGCCAATCCATGAAGCCTGCTCACACGTCATATGGGACGCCAACAGCAAGCAGATGGATAAGAGCGACGCTAAGCACTGCACGGTGATTAACGCTTTGTCACGCAATGGCTGGAAAGAGTTCGCAGAGGATTACGGTATTGATCCTGACACCTTGCCATCTTTCCAGAATCCTAACGATACATGGCTATTCCCGTGGGTGTCGAATGATGTCGTCTACGTCGCTGAGTATTACGAGGTAGAAGAGAAGAAGGAGAGAGTCTTCATCTACCGCGACCCGCTGACAGGTGAGCCGGTCAGCTATTACCAGCAGGATATCAAAGACGTCATCGACGACCTGGCTAATCGTGGATTCATTAAGGTAGCAGAGCGCAAGGTGAAGCGTCGGCGTGTGTATAAGTCGATCATCACCTGCACGCAGATACTGAAAGACCGCGAGAAGATAGCCGGAGAGCATATTCCAATCGTTCCAGTGTATGGTGAATGGTCATTCGCTGGTGACAAGGAGTGCTACGAGGGCGTGGTAAGACTGACGAAAGACGGTCAACGCCTTCGTAACATGATCATGTCGTTCAACGCCGATATCGTTGCTCGTTCACCGAAGAAGAAACCTACCTTCTTCCCTGAGCAAATCGAAGGCTACGAATACATGTACGGTGGAAATGATGACTATCCGTACTATCTGCAGAACAGGACCGATGAAAACGGTAACGACCTGCCGATTGGTCCAATCTCCTACATGGAAAACCCTGAAGTGCCGCAAGCCAACGCTTACATGCTTGAGGCTGCCACCAACGCAGTGAAAGAGGTGGCTAGTCTTGGCGTGGATGCGCAGGCGGCAAACTCTCAGGTCGCTTTCGATACCGTCAATCAACTGAACATGCGGGCAGATCTTGAGACATACGTGTTTCAGGATAACCTGGCTACCGCAATGCGACGTGATGGCGAGATTTATGCCTCAATGGTCAACGATATTTATGACGTTCCTCGTCATGTAACGCTGACACTTGAAGATGGAAGCGAGAAAGACGTTCAACTCTATGCGCAAGTTGTCGATTATCAGTCCGGCAATGTGGTCACACTCAACGACATTCGCGGTCGCTATGAGTGCTATACGGACGTTGGGCCATCCTTCCAGAGCATGAAGGAACAGAACCGCGCAGAGATTCAGGAGTTACTCACCAAGGTTCCGCAAGGTACTCCAGAGTTCCAGATGCTGATGCTGCAATACTTCACGCTGCTTGACGGTAAAGGCGTCGAGATGATGCGAGAGTACGCGAACAAGCAACTGGTGATGATGGGGCTGAAGAAACCAGAAACACCTGAAGAGATGGAGATGGTACAGCAGGCTCAACAGCAGCCGCAGCAGCCATCAGCAGAGCAAATTCAGGCGCAGGGCATTCTTCTGCAAGGTCAGGCTGAATTGCTCAAGGCAGAGAACCAACAGGCGCAGATTCAGGTTGAAGCCGCCAAGGTTGAAGCCCAAAACCAACTCAACGCCGCGAAGATTGCAGAAATCTTCAACAATATGGACCTCGACAAGCAGGCAGAACTGCGTGAGTACCTCAAGCTCGTAGGTCAATTCCAGCAACAGCGCAGCAAAGATGCTCGTGCTAACGCTGAGCTGCTTCTTAAAGATGCAGACCAGACTCATTCACAACGCATGGACTTCGCGAATCTTATGCGTCAAGTTCAAATCCCCTCCGGCGGAGTAGCCGAGACACCTCAATAAGAGAGAGTTAATCATGGAACAAACCACCGACATTCAGGCTTCTGAAGAATTAACCCTACCCGGCAATCATGCAGCGGCATCTGCTGATGGCTTAGTTGTCGATAATGCCAACGACAACGCAGGTCAGGAAGAAGGCTTCGAGATTGTCCTGAAAGACGATGAGAAACCAAAACAAGACCCGGCAACTAATGCTGAATTTGCCCGTCGCCGCATCGAACGCAAACGCCAGCGTGAGCTTGAGCAGCAGATGGAAGCGGTTAAGCGTGGAGAGTTGCCGGAGCACCTGCGGGTGAACCCTGAGTTACCAAAACAACCAGACCCTAACGATTATCTTTCCGAAGATGCACTGGCTAAGTACGACTATGATCAGAGCCGCGCACTGGCTGCCTTCCAGCAGGCAAACAGTGAATGGCAGATCAAGGCTATGGACGCACGAAGCCAGGCTGTCGCCGAGCAGGGTCGCAAAACTCAGGAGTTCACCCAGCAATCAGCTCAATACGTCGAGGCAGCCCGTAAGCACTACGACGCAGCGGAAAAGCTCAATATCCCTGACTATCAGGAGAAAGAGGATGCATTCATGCAACTGGTGCCGCCAGCAGTCGGTGCCGACATCATGCGCCTCTTCCCGGAGAAATCCGCTGCTCTCATGTATCACCTTGGTGCTAATCCTGAAAAAACACGCCAGTTGCTGGCGATGGACGGGCAATCCGCGCTGATTGAACTCACTCGACTGTCAGAACGTTTAACTCTCAAGCCTCGAGCCAAGCCTGTTTCAGAAGCCCCGTTACCTGATGAACCCATTCAGGGACACGCTGTTGCTGCAAATATCTCTGCGATTGAAAAGCAGATGGAAGCGGCAGCAAACAAAGGGGATGTAGAGACATACCGCAAGCTCAAGGCGCAACTGAATAAAGGAATTCGATAATGGCATTAAATGAAGGTCAACTGGTCACGTATGCTCTGGATGAAATCATCGAAACCGTCCAGAACCTGACGCCAATGGCGTCCAAAGTGACAAAATACACCCCTCCGGCAGAATCCATGCAGCGTTCAAGCAACACCGTGTGGATGCCTGTTGAGCAGGAAGCGCCAACCCAGACTGGCTGGGATTTAACTGGCAACGCAACTGGGATTCTGGAACTCTCCGTGAAATGCAACATGGGCGATCCGGATAACGATTTCTTCGAGCTTCGTGCAGATGACCTGCGTGATGAGCGTTCTTACCGTCGCCGCATCCAGGCATCCGCTAAAAAACTGGCGAATAACATTGAGTCAGCAATTGCCAAACAGGCAACTGAAATGGGCTCACTTGTTGTTCACGATACCCGAGCAATTGGTCCATCTACTGGCCTGTCTGGCTGGGATTTTGTGTCTGATGCAGAGCGCCTGATGTTCTCCCGTGAGCTAAACCGCGATATGGGCATCAGTTACTTCCTGAACCCTGACGATTACCGCAAAGCAGGCCGCAACCTGGTAGATGGTGACATCTTCGGGCGCGTTCCTGAAGAAGCGTATCGCAACGGTACTATTCAGCGTCAGATTGCTGGCTTTGATGAAATTCTTCGCTCACCGAAACTTCCGGCAGTTACCAAGTCAACCGCTACTGGTGTAACTGTTTCTGGTGCGCAGAAGTTTAAGCCGCAGGCATACACTCTTGATACCGATGGTAACAAAGAGAACGTCGACAACCGTGTTGCAACGGTGACCGTATCCTCCACCACCGGGTTTAAGCGCGGCGACAAAATCAGCTTCACTGGTGTGAAATTCCTGTCTCAGATGGCGAAGAACGTGCTGACTGATGATGCTACTTTCTCAATCACCCGTGTGATCGATGGTACTCACATCGAAATCACGCCGAAGCCGATTGCGCTTGATGACTCTTCACTGACAAAAGAAGAGAAGGCTTACGCTAACGTAAACACCTCTCTTGCTGATTCCACTCCGGTAAACGTTCTGAACGTGGCAACAACCACCGCTAACGTGTTCTGGGCTGATGACTCAATCCGTCTGCTGTCTCAGCCGATCCCGGTAACCCATGAACTGTTTGCTGGCATGAAAACGTCTTCCTTCAGCATTCCTGGTATTGGTGTTAACGGCATCTTCGCAACGCAGGGTGATATCAACACTCTGTCTGGTAAGTGCCGTATTGCTGTGTGGTATTCAGCATGTGCTGTACGACCAGAGGCAATTGGTATTGGTCTGCCTAACCAGACCGCGTGATAACCAGAGGGAGCTTCGGCTCCCTTTTTTATATGGAGACAAGCATGACACACATGATCTTTCGTCATGGCGACATGAAGAAATGGAAAGGCGTTGGATACGACTTTGAAATCGTGAAAGCCGAAGAGCTTCAGGAATATCTGGATGCTGGCTGGTTTGCACATCCTGATGATCTTCTGAAGGATGTTGCAGAACCAGAACCAGAACCAGAACCAGAACCAGAACCAGAACCAGAACCAGAACCAGAACCAGAACCAGAACCAGAGCCAGAGCAAGAAGAAAAACAGCGTAAAAAGCCTGGTCGAAAACCTAAGGCGGCAGCAGATGAACCTGACAACGAAGGGTGATTTAGTTCTTGCGGCATTACGTAAGCTCGGTGTGGCATCAAATGCCACGTTAACCGATGTCGAACCGCAGTCTATGGAAGACGGCGTCAACGACCTTGAAATGATGATGGCTGAATGGCTTGGCGGTGATGCGTCACCTGGTGTCAACGTTGGCTACATTTTTGCTGATGCAGATGTTGCTCCGGATCCGGGCGATGAGCACGGTTTATCAAATAACGCTATCAATGCCGTCATTTTCAACCTTGCCTGCCGCATTGCTCCAGATTATGCGCTGGAAGCGTCTGCAAAACTTATAACCACTGCCAGATACGGGAAAGAGCGACTCGTCAAACTGTCTGCAATGGATAGGGCAAAGGCCGCTAAATGTAAGTCCGGTTATCCAAACCGTATGCCTGTTGGTAGCGGTAACCAGTTGGCGAAGTGGAACGGTTGGAATTACTTCCACCGGAAGGAACCTTGCGATAACGGGAGCGAATAATGCCGATTCAGCAACTTCCGCTTATGAAAGGTGTCGGCAAAGACTTTCGAAACGCCGATTATATCGACTATCTGCCAGTGAATATGTTGGCTACACCCAAAGAAATCCTCAACAGCAGCGGATATCTTCGCTCATTCCCGGGCATTGCCAAACGTTCTGATGTGAACGGTATATCGCGCGGCGTCGAATACAACATGGCGCAGAGTGCTGTTTATCGCGTGTGTGGTGGGAAGCTCTACAAAGGCGAAAGCGAAGTCGGTGATGTTGCCGGAAGTGGTCGCGTATCAATGGCGCATGGTCGGACATCACAGGCGGTAGGCGTTAATGGTCAACTGGTTGAGTATCGCTATGATGGCACGGTTAAAACCGTCTCAAACTGGCCTACAGACAGCGGATTCACGCAGTATGAGTTAGGTTCGGTTCGCGACATTACGCGCTTGCGCGGGCGTTATGCGTGGTCAAAAGACGGAACTGATTCATGGTTTATCACTGACCCTGAAGACGAATCGCACCCTGACCGCTACAGCGCACAATATCGCGCAGAATCGCAGCCTGACGGCATCATCGGCATCGGAACATGGCGAGACTTCATCGTATGCTTTGGTTCATCAACGATTGAATATTTCTCCCTGACGGGTGCAACCACCGTTGGTGCTGCTTTGTATGTCGCACAGCCATCTCTTATGGTGCAGAAAGGCATTGCCGGGACTTACTGCAAAACGCCATTCGCTGATTCTTATGCGTTCATCAGCAATCCGGCAACGGGTGCGCCGTCTGTATACATCATCGGCTCCGGTCAGGTATCACCAATCGCCAGCGCGAGCATTGAGAAAATCCTCCGCTCCTACACTGCTGATGAACTGGCTGATGGCGTGATGGAGTCTCTGCGATTTGATGCGCATGAGTTGCTGATTATCCATCTTCCGCGCCATGTACTTGTGTACGACGCATCTTCAAGCGCTAATGGTCCGCAATGGTGTGTGCTGAAAACAGGCCTGTATGACGATGTGTACCGCGCTATCGACTTCATTTTCGAAGGCAATCAGATAACGTGCGGCGATAAACTGGAACCCGTGACCGGGAAATTGCAATTCGACATCAGCAGCCAGTATGGTCTTCAACAGGAACACCTGCTGTTTACTCCACTCTTCAAAGCAGATAACGCCAGAGTTTTCGACCTTGAAGTTGAATCTTCAACTGGCGTTGCGCAGTATGCTGACCGCCTGTTCCTCTCTGCAACCACTGACGGCATAAATTATGGGCGTGAGCAGATGATTGAGCAGAATGAACCGTTCGTTTACGACAAACGCGTTTTGTGGAAACGAGTAGGGCGCATCAGGAAAAACATTGGTTTCAAATTGCGCGTTATCACGAAGTCACCTGTCACTCTGTCTGGCGCTCAGATAAGGATTGAGTAATGGCGGATTCGAATCTCAATGTGCCGGTAATCATTCAGGCTACACGACTCGACACATCAGTCCTTCCACGCAATATCTTCTCGCAGTCATATCTGCTGTACGTTATTGCACAGGGCACTGATGTTGGTAACGTGGCTAACAAGGCCAACGAGGCCGGACAGGGCGCTTATGACGCACAAGTCAGGAACGATGAGCAGGATGTGATTCTCGCTGACCATGAGCAGCGAATTTCTGCTGCGGAAGCAACGCTTGTTAATCATGAGGAGCGAATCAGCCAGGCAGAATCAACTCTTCAGGACCATGAAACACGAATAGCTCAGAATGAAAGCGATATTTCGTCGCTTGACACAAGAGTTCAGTCGCTGGAGTCGCAGGTTTCAGACCATGAAACGCGCATCGATGCTCTGGAGTATGCCACTACTCGCAAGAAGTCGGAGGTTGTTTACTCTGGCGTATCTGTAACCATCCCGACAGCGCCGACCAACCTTGTTAGCCTACTGAAAACTCTCACGCCGTCATCCGGCACGTTGGCACCATTCTTCGACACCGTTAACAACAAGATGGTTGTGTTCAACGAGAACAAAACCTTGTTCTTCAAGCTGTCGATCGTCGGGACGTGGCCCAGCGGAACCGCCAACAGGTCAATGCAGCTAACATTTTCCGGTTCTGTTCCTGACACACTGGTAAGCAGTCGTAACTCTGCGACAACAACCGATAACATCCTGTTAGCTACGTTCTTCAGCGTGGATAAAGACGGCTTTCTTGCCACAAATGGCAGCGCGTTAACCATTCAGTCGAATGGTGCGGCGTTTACTGCCACAACCATCAAAATCATTGCGGAGCAGTAATGATTCAGTTCAAACCAACGCGAAACATCGACCTGATCGAAGCAGTCGGAAATCACCCTGACATTATTGCCGGAAGCAACAATGGTGATGGATACGACTACAAGCCTGAATGCCGTTACTTTGAGGTTAACGTGCACGGTCAGTTTGGCGGAATTGTTTACTATCAGGAGATTCAGCCGCTGACATTCGATTGCCACGCCATGTACCTGCCAGAGATTCGCGGCTTCAGCAAGGAAATCGGGCTGGCGTTCTGGCGATACATTCTGACTAACACCACCGTTCAGTGCGTCACATCGTTCGCTGCACGCAAATTCCGCCACGGGCAGATGTACTGCGCAATGATTGGCCTTAAGCGTGTAGGAACCATCAAGAAATACTTCAAAGGCGTGGATGACGTGACATTTTACAGTGCTACACGCGAAGAACTAATCGACTTCCTGAATCACGGGAGATAGCCATGTTATATGCATTTAAGCTGGGCAGAAAACTGCGCGGCGAGGAACCTTATTGCCCTGAAAAAGGCGGGAAAGGTGGCAGTTCTGATAAAAGTGCAAAGTATGCCGCAGAAGCTCAGAAGTATGCCGCAGACCTGCAAAATCAGCAGTGGCAGACGATCATGAAAAACCTTGCTCCGTTCACGCCTCTTGCGGAGCAGTATGTTAACCAGCTTCAGAACCTTTCCAGTTTAGAAGGTCAGGGGCAGGCACTTAATCAGTATTACAACTCTCAGCAGTATAAAGACCTTGCAGGTCAGGCTCGTTACCAGAGTCTTGCTGCTGCGGAGGCGACGGGTGGACTTGGTTCGACAGCCACAAGCAATCAACTGGCTACGATCGCGCCGACACTCGGTCAGTCTTGGTTATCAAATCAGATGAGCAATTACAACAATCTGGCAAACGTTGGGCTTGGTGCGCTGCAAGGTCAGGCAAACGCCGGGCAGACGTACGCCAACAACATGAGCAGCATTGCACAGCAAAGCGCAGCTCTTGCCGCTGCTAATGCCAATAAACCATCAAGTCTTCAGACTGCAATTAGCGGTGGCACGTCTGGTGCGATTGCCGGTGCAGGTCTTGCCAGCCTTTTGGGAACATCAACACCTTGGGGCGCTGGCATTGGTGCTGGTATTGGATTGCTTAGCTCGTTGTTTTAAGGGGTAATCATGGCTACTTGGCAAGGATCAAATGGCGGATTGTTAGCTGGTATCGGCGGCGTCAACTCAAACGCTCCGAGCGTAAATGACATCGGCAATACGCTTCAGCTTATCAGGCAGAACAATGATATTGAGCGTTCAGGCGCTAACAATGTTGGGCTGACTGCTTTGCAAGGTCTTTCAGGTATTGCAGGGGTGTTTCAGCAGGAAAAGCAGGCTCAGCGGCAGAAAGAATTTCAGCAGGCGTACGCTAATGCTTATGCGTCTGGTGATCGCGGTGCTTTGCGTCAGTTGGCTACTCAATATCCAGACCAGATTGAATCCGTTCGTAAAGGCATGGGATTCATTGATGAAGATCAGCGTAATTCTATCGGCACCTTAGCGGCTGGCGCACGCCTTGCGTCATCGTCTCCAGAAGCAATGCAATCATGGCTGCAAAACAACGCCAAGGAACTGACTCGCGTCGGTGTTGACCCTAACAGCGTTGCTCAGATGTATCAGCAGAACCCTTCAGGATTTGGTGAGTTTGTTGATCACCTTGGGATGGCTGCGCTTGGTCCGATTGATTACTTCAATGTTCAGGACAAGATGGCTGGTCGTGAAATTGACCGAGGCAGACTGGCAGAGACAATCCGCAGCAATCAGGCCGGAGAAGCACTAACAGCTCGAGGTCAGGACATCCAGATACGTGGACAGAACATCAGCGCACAGAATGCTGCTCTTTCCCGCGAAATACAAAGAGCAGAATTACAAGAAAAGGCTCTGGACAGACAAATAGCCAGAGAAAGCAATCAGTTAAAGCTTGAAGAGCTAAAACAGAAACAGGCAGATGTTCGGCAAAAGGCTGACATAGCCCGCGCTGACAGGCAGGCCGCTGCTCAGGGTGCAGTTGATACGTTCAGCACCGCGCTTGATTCTCTCAACGAGATAGAGCAAAGCCCCGGCCTTTCAAAAGCAGTAGGAATTCGCTCAGCGTTTCCGACAGTTCCTGGCTCTGATGCGGCTAACTTTGAAGCAAGGCTCGACACCTTTAAAGCTCAAACATTCCTTCCTATGGTGCAGTCCCTGAAGGGTATGGGCGCTCTTTCAGATGCTGAGGGTAAAAAATTATCCGATGCGGTTGGTGCCCTAAGCCCCAAAATGAGTGAAAAGGCTTTTCGTGACTCTATCGGAAAGATTAGAAATCAGCTTGAAAGCAAGTTGAGCACTGTTAAAAAACAGTTTGATTATCAGGAGCCGGTGCAGAATATTCCAAGGCAACAATCTACTACTGGCAGTAACTTTTCTTCACTATGGGGTGATTAATGGCTAAAGCATGGAAAGATGTTATCGCCTCTCCACAGTATCAGGCGTTAGCACCAGAACAAAAAGCGCAGGCTCAGGAGCAATACTTCAATGAAGTCGTGGCCCCGCAAGCCGGAGAAAATGCAGAGCAGGCTAAGCAAGCTTTCTATGCAGCCTATCCATTGCCATCTGTGCAGCCAGTGGAGACACAGCAACCAGTAGCACAGCAACAACCACAGCAAAGTGGATTTATGTCTGATCTTGGTGAAGCAGTGAAAGAGACTGGTCGCGGACTGGTGCAGGCTGGCGTGAACGTGGCAAACATACCTGCATCAGTTGCCGATGCTGTAACAAGCGCGGCTGCATGGGCTGGCGGTAAACTCGGCATTGGCGATGGAACATATCAACCCGCGCCACGAGTAACAACGCATGGATTAGAGCAGGACTTTGGCCTTCAGCAAGGTGCGCTGACTCCACAAACGACAGAGGGCAGGGTATTTGCTGAAGCATTGCCTTACCTCACACCTGCCGGCGTTGAGAGAGCGGCAACACAGGCACCAACACTTGCTGGTCGAATTGCTCAGGGTGCAACTCGCCTTCTCGCTGAAAACGCAGTTGGATCACTTGCTGCAAACAGTGTGAAAGATGATGCGGAAGCACTAGCCACCGACTTAGGCGTTGGCGTTCTGGCTGGCGGAGCTATTAACGCTGCCGGACGTGGATTAGGTGCTGCTTATCGTGGAGTTCGTGGTGCGATAGCGCCAGAAGCGCAACAGGCTATCAGGTTTGCAGAGCGTGAAGGAGTGCCTCTGCACACCACAGACCTGTTACAACCTACTTCCCGCGTCGGAAAAATGGCGCAGACTACAGCAGAAAATATCCCTCTGGCTGGCACAAGCGGAATGAGAGCAACGCAACAGGAAGCGAGAAGCCAGTTGGTGCAGAGATTTGCTGATAAATTCGGTGAGTATGATCCAGCGGTTGTTATTGACAGCCTTAAAGCGAAAACATCAGGAATTCGTCGTGCTGCCGGTAATCGACTGGAGCAGGTTCAGAATGCTATGGCTGGAGTAAACATTCAGCCTGTGCGAGCAATTCAGCAGATTGATACTGAGATATCTAACCTGCAGAAGCTTGGTAAGGTCGCTGATAACGAGACGATTTCAAAACTTCAATCCTATCGTGATGAGCTTATTCGCAATGCTGGTCCTGATGGTCCGGTAAATCTGGATTTGAAGCAATTAAGCGATCTGCGCAGCCAGTTCAGAATGGACGTGAAGGGGGAACGACCAGTGTTACCAAACCGTTCCGATGCTGCCATTCAGCGCGTTTACAAGGCGATGACAGACGATATCAATGGTGCCATTGGTCAGAATCTTGGCAATGATACTCTCCGTAAATATCAGCAGGCCAATGCCGTCTACGCTGACGAAGCGGCGAAACTAAAGAATACCAGGCTGAAGAATGTTCTCATGAAAGGCGACCTGACACCGGAAGTTGTCAACAACATGCTATTCAGCAAGAACAAATCGGAAATTAAGACGCTGTATAACTCAGTTGGTCGTGTTGGCAGGGCGCAAATGCGCAATGGCATCATTGGAAAGGCGATGGAGAAATCTGGCGGATCCCCTGACCAGTTCCTTCGGCAGCTTAACATCCTGCAAAACCAGACTGGCATCACATTTAAGGGGCAGGACGCTGCTTATCTGAAAGGATTAAAAAACTACCTGCAATCCACGCAGCAGGCTGCAAAAGCGGCAGTAACAACACCCACAGGGCAGCAAACTATCCCGTTCATAATTGGGTATGGGACGGCAATGAACCCGGCGACAACTGGCGCAGCAGTAAGCTACGGACTTCTTACTCGCGCCTATGAGAGCGAGCCATTCAGAAATGCAATGCTACGAATGGCAAATACCCCACGCGGATCAACAGCGTTTGAGAAAGCCATGCAGCAGGCACAAAAGGTAATTAACGCTATGACGCAGGGGGCTAAGTCTGATGCGTTGTCAGAATAGCTTTGCAAACACCAGGAACGTGCAAAAACCAAATATATAGAGCGCAATATTCAACAGATCTCTTTGCATAGACTCATCTCATAATTAACAAATCATAACTGACATTAGTGCAATGCTGGGCAAGTTGCATCTTGTTCGGCATTGCTACGTCCGGAGCAAATTAAATGACAGACATTACAGCCAATGTTGTAGTGAGTATGCCTTCGCAACTCTTCACTATGGCGCGTTCTTTTAAAGCCGTAGCCAATGGTAAAATTTATATCGGTAAAATTGACACTGACCCGGTAAATCCTGAAAACCAGATTCAGGTTTATGTGGAGAACGAAGACGGCTCTCACGTTCCTGTATCGCAGCCAATCATCATTAACGCTGCTGGATATCCGGTATATAACGGACAAATTGCCAAGTTCGTCACTGTGCAAGGTCACTCGATGGCTGTGTATGACGCATTTAATGCACGACAGTTCTACCACCCAAATGTACTCAAGTACGATCCAGATCAATTCAAGCAGCAGCTAGCAAGCTCAGAAGATGGAATGGGTGACGCACTAGTTGCAGTTAAGCAGCCATATATCGGCTCAATAGCTTTAACTCAACATGATAAAAATACCAACTTCATTTCAGCCAAGGATTTCGGTGCAACAGCTGACGGAACTCTGCATCCACTCAGCGAGAAATTCTCCACACTATCAGCGGCGCAGGCTGTTTATCCATTCGTAACATCACTAACTCAGTCTCTTGACTATGCAGGCATACAGGCCGCAATTAATACAGGGCGGAATGTATTATTGACATCTGGAACTTACTTCGTAAATGCAACGATAGAGATGAATTCAAACTGCACAATAAATGGCGAAACAAACAGCAACATAAATAGGCCGGAAACTTTCATAGCAGTAATAGGAAATATAGCTTGTTTCCATTACCACGCAGCGTTTAATACAATAAATATTGAAAATGTCTATATTTTTTACGATGGAGGACGCCCTACATCACCTACTGGCAATGATGGTAAAATTGGCATTCTAATTGATGGAGGAACTACTTCACCAGGCGTTATGCACATTAAAAATGTTGAGGTTGATGGTGCATGGTGGGCCATATATGATGACTCTGGAAATTACCTAACAAAGTATACCCAGGTATGGGCGAGGAGAGTTGCGCATGGTTTCTATAAGGCGAACGGAACGACAATACAGTGGGATACATGTTATGTGCTGGATGCAGCACAGGCATGGTATGTTGTAAATTGCCTGTCTCCTCAGCTAATAAACTGTGCAGGAGACCAGATCACAGTTGACGGGTCGCAATATACATTTGATTCCTCAGGGTTATATTTTTCTGGATGTAAGTGTCTTACTATTACAGGGTATGATGGTGAGTCTAATATAATAAAAAATACAAATGGAATTACTGCGTCGTATATAAAACTTAATGATACTATTGCCCATATATCAGGATTGGCCGGGCATGGAAACTCAATGCAAACAACGGGGAGTGGGACAGCAGCATTTATCTTTGCAACAGGCACAAGCATTGTTAACATAAAATCAAGTACCGATAGCTTCCTTGATAGCGAATCAATAACCTACACTGGCTCTGGATACCCAAACACATTGCTGACAGACTCAACAGCAAAAATAATTGCTGAGGGATGCCGGTTTAAGGCTCCGACTGGTGGGACTCCTGTAATATCAACTTACAGCACAGGGAATGGAGTATTTACTGACTGCTCATTAACTGGGACGCAAACTTCAGGCTCATATGTTGAATCACGAAGCTCTGCAGGTAATCAGTTGCCAGCAGTGTACACAGCGAAAGGAACTCAGGCTGTTGCAGCTAACGTAGCAACTACGTTGTTTGAACTGCCAAATAGCCAAGGGATGTACCTGATAAGCGTTTGGGCAGAAAGCAGTGGAACAAATTTCTCTTCGCTTCAGCTTGCCATGTGGGACGGAACAACACTTACTTTAACTCCGCTTAAGTCAGGAGGGTTGATATCATTTACAGTGACAGGAAGGATTGTAACCATCACAAGCCAGGGAACAACAACATTTAACTGGACATACACCAAGGCAGGGTGA